CTCGCGGCCGCGACCACGGCGGCCAAGAACGCGGGCACCGCGATCAGCGGGCTTCCCGAGAACGCTCGGCAGCTGAACGAGTGCGTCACCATCGCCTCGGGCGTGGCAGGGGTCGGCAAGGGCGGCCGCCTCCACGCGAAGGCGGGGGACGTGCTCATCGCGACCCGCGACGACGCCGAGGTGGCGGAGCTGCAGAAGGAGCTCGGGCTGCAAGCGGTCGTCTACCGCGTCTCGAAAGAGACGCTCGCGGACCTCGAGCAGAGCGGGTTCCTGCACTCCTGAGGCTCGGTGCCCGCACCGGCTCTCATCACCCAGCTCGACCTCGAGGAGCGGTACCCGCCGCAATTCGTGTCGCAGGTGTTCGCTGACGACGGTGGGCTCGAGCCTGGTGCTCGGCTCGCCGTCGCTTGCGTTGTGGCGACCCGCCAGGCCGACGCCGTCCTGATGAAGGCGTGGCCCGACCGCGCCGCGCGTCAGCAGCTCGTGGCCGAGGACGACGCGGTCAAGAGCGCGATCTGCGACCTCGCCATGTACGAGGGCATGAAGGGCAAGCCGCAGTGGTCGGGGCAGGGGGCGCCGTACGCCACGCTCCGCAAGGATGCCCTGTCGATGCTCGAGCTGCTGGCGCAGGGCAAGCTGCGTTCCGACGCGGAGCCCAAGGCCGGCGGCAACCCGAACGTGCGCGGGCGCGTGAGCAGCGCCGACTGCCCGCAATTCATGTTCGCGCCGAGTAACCGGCGGCCTCGACCCGGGGGCTACTGATGTTTCAGATCAAGGTCGAGCACAACCTCTCGACCGTTCTCCGGCCCCTGCAGGCGAAGGCCCAGGCGCTACCGGGCGTGCTCCCGATCATCGCGGAGCTGCTGGTGGCGGGCGTCTCGGACGTGTTCGAGGCGGAGGGCCCGGGCTGGCAGCCGCTCGCCGAGTCGACCCTGAGGCAGCGCCGGAAGGCGGGAGCCGGGGCGAAAATCCTCCAGAATACCGGGGAGATGGCGGGAAGCGTCTCGCCAGCGTGGGGCGACGTCTTTGCAGAGGCCATGTCGCTGGTTAGCTATGACGTCTACCACGTGAGCCCCGAGCCCCGCCAAAAGGTCCCCCTGCGCGATTTCTACGACCTCGGTCCGTTCGAGAGTCCCATCCTCGACGAGGCGGCGGAGATCATCCTGTCGCAGATGGGATGACCGCGAAGCACCAGCCGAAGCGGGTGGTCTACGTCGACCGAGAGGGGCGGCACCTGCAGGCGCGCACGCTCGGAGAGCCGGACGCGGAGGGGCTCACGCTGCTGCTCGTGGGCAACGGGCGCGGCGGCATGAGCCAGGTCGAGGCGCCGGAGTCGGGGGCCAAAGCCGCCGGCACCTGGCACCATCCCGACCAGCCCTCATGAGCGACAGCATCGCGAACGGTCGTGCAATTCAGGCGGCGCTCGCGCCACTCATGGGCGCGGTAGCCTCGGGGCAGCTGCTGGTGAAGTCAGACGGACCGACCGGCGTCGTGCCATTCGGGGCGTGCGCCGTGCCGATCGTGCGGGGAGGCCTGCTCGAGGAGGCAACCGCGTTCGTCAAGCGCAACCCAGCGAGGGAGGACGGCTCGTGGCCCGTCACGCACGCCGGCTCGCTGCTGCCGGTGGAGTCGCTGCAGGGCGGCCTGGTGGGCAACACGCGCGCCGGCACGGAATACCGCTGGTCGCTCCCGCTTCAGGGGATCGAGCTCAAGAGCACCTCGCCCGCCGGGCTGAGCGGTGGCGTGGCGAGCCCCGCCGTCGGCGCCATCAAGCAGCTCGTGACTTACAAGCGCTTCGAGCAAGGGACCTTCGAGCAATTCCTCCGGGCGCAGCTCTCACAATTCCCCGGTGTTTGCTTGTGCTGGGAGAGCACCGGGCCGCTCGACGGGCCCATGGCGGCGCAGGGCGTCTCGCGGCTGGCGCGCACGGGGCGCGGTAAGTTTCTTTACCGGCACACGTGGTCCCTGTTCCTGGTGACGGCGCGGCTCGACACGCAGGCGCAGCGGCAAATGGAGGGGGACGTTCTGCGCACCGACGTCATTGAGACGCTCTTCGACACCATGTCTGCCCGGGGGCTGCGGCTCGCGAACGAGCCCGGGGCGGAGGTGCTCGACTCGCGCGTCTTCGGCGTCACGCCCACCAGCTACATCGACCTCGTGCGCATCGGCTGCACCGTGACGCTCCAGCACCGTCGGCAGACCACCGAGTACAACGATTGGCTCCGGACGCGGGTGGTGAACCTCACCGACGCGAACGGCGAAGGCCCGGCTATCTCCCCGCCCATCAAGATGCCCGACGCTTCCGATCCGATGCCTCCGAACGGGTCAGCACCCTAGCCAGCCCTTAGACCACTCGGGCCAATGCCCGAGGATGCCGCTCCGCAGTTCGTCCGCTTCGTCTCCTCCGTCGAGGGGCGCCTCGTGTCGCGCTGGGATGCGCAGGGCAGCAGCTTCGGCGCGCGCGTCGCGACCGCGGCAGAGCGAGCCGAGGGCGCCGAGCCCATCGTCTGGGACACCGAGTGCGTCGTGCCGCTCACCGCGCCGTTTTGCGCAAAGTACGACCGCGAGCTCCGCAACGCGCTGAAGCACGGCGACCTGGTGGAGCGCTCCCGCGCGGACTGGGAGGCCTGGCTCAAAGCCGAAGAAGCGCGGGAGGCGCGGCCCACCGAGCCCGCACCCGCTCCCGCTCCCGTTGCCGAAGAGGCAGCGGCGGAGCCCAACATCACCCCGCCCACTGAGGCGGAGTCCAAGCCCGAGGGCAGGAAGAAGAACAAGTAATGGTCGCTCCGCTCGCTGTAGATCCGAGCAACCCGAGGCCCGGCCTCGCGCTCTCCGTCGCCCTCTTGCGCGGCGCTTCGAGTCCCGGCTCCGCTGGGCTGCGTGCCGTCATCGTCTCCCCGCCTGCGACGGCTGGCGGTGACCTCCCGGTCGGAGAGATCCGAACCGTCTACTCCAAGGAGGACGTGGAGGTAGCGTCGGGGCGCTCGCTCGCCTACTTCGCCTACCAGGCGTTCATCGCGAACCACCCGCAGGCGACCGTGGATCTCATGCTCTGCGCGGAGTCCGCGGGCGTCGCGGCGAGCGGCACGCTGACCTTTGCTGGCACGCCCACGAGCAACTGCTCTTGGCGCGTGTGGATCATGGGCTGGTCCGTCGACCTCTTCTGGAACGTCGGCGAGACCACCACGCAGGCGCGGGACAACAACTTCCCCCGCATCAACCAGAAGGGGGCCGACCTCTTCGCCATCGCGAGCGCGGGGGCGGCGGGCGTCATCAACCTGGCAGCGCGGAGCAAGGGCACGCCCGGCAACGACGTCCGGATCCGCGTGAAGCAGCTCACCGGCGCGGGCGCGACGCTCACGCCGAGCGCCGCGACGCTCACCGGCGGGACGGTCGAGGTGGACATGACCTCGGCGCTGGCGGCGCTCTCGCGCGAGTACGACTTCATCGTGCCGTGCCTGAGCAACGCCGACGCGCAGGCCTCGGGCGGCTCGAACAACCCGGCGCGGGTGGCCTCTCACATCGACGCCAACGTGACGGGCTTCAACAGCCGTCTCCAGCAAGCGGTGTACGGCAGCACCGGCAGCATCGCCTCGGCGAAGGTGGGCGCCATCGCGCGCAACCACACCAACCTCGAGCACATCCTCAGCGTCAACGACGAGTCGCTCCCGTGCGAGCTCGCCGCCGCCGAGGCCGGCGACCGCATGCGCCGTCGCGCTCGAGAGAGCAACGCGAACCGCGTGCTCCAGCCGCTCGTTCGCGTCCGTGGCTCGGCCGACCCGAGCGGCGACCAGCCCTCCGACCCCGAGGTCATCGACGCGCTCAACAACGGCGTTTCGATCGTGGGCTACTCCGCTAGCGGGGCGCCCATCATCCTCCGGTCCGTCACCACGCACTCGGTCGACACGCTCGGCAACCCGGACCGCCGGGTGTTCGACGTGAACGAAGTCGACGCCCTGTACGACTACTCGAAGGACCTCCGGCTCGCGCTGCCGCAGGAGTTCATGAGCCCCGACGGGCAGGTGAAGATCGCGAAGAACCGGCAGGAGGGCGACGAGCCCAACCCGGCCGGTGTCATCGAGGAGCGCGACGCCAAGGCGTTCGTGATTCGCCGGACCCTCAACTTCTGGGTGCCCAAGGGCGTCATCGACGGCGTGAAGTTCCAGAGCACCGTCGACGACGGCACCTTGATTTGCGAGGTGAACGGCACCGACGAGAACCAGCTCGACATTTTCATCCCGGCGAAGGCCTTCAAGATCCTCGCCAAGATTTCTCTCGTAGTGGCGAAGGTGGGCTGAGACCATGGCCGATAACTCTGACTTTCTCGACTACCCCAAAGGCCAGGTGGCCTTTGGTTCCGGCGACCTGGTGGACGCGGCGGACATCTCGTTCAACTTCGAGGACGGCGAGAAGGTGCTCGCCACGCTGCGCATGAACCCCGCGGGCTCCACCCACGGCATGCGCTCGTGCACCAGCACCTTCAAGTCCCTCATCTCGAACGAGGGTTTCGAGCGCGACTACATGACCTTCTACCGGAAGCGGAAGGTCGTAAACATCCGGCTCAAGGTGCCGGGCTTGGTCTTCACCTGCACCGGTCGCCTCACGAAGCCGCAGGTCGTGGCCAACGTCGACAACGCGGTGGAGTTCACCGTCTCGGTCATCGGCAAGGCTGCCGCGGACCCCGTCTGATGACGGACCCGGGAGTCCCCGCGTTCGGCGGTGCGTCATGGGCCGAGCTCGAGCTGGTTCGCCACGCGTCCGGGCGTCTGCTGTTCGCGGACAAGATCCGACGGCGCAACGAGAAGGGCGAGGTCGAGGAGCGAAAGGTCCGTGTCTGGGTGCCGGTGCCCGACGACGAGGTCGAGGCGCGCACGCAGGCGCGGCTTTGGTTCGCCTCGAAAAAGGCGCTCGACCCCGACCGCGACAAGGGGCTCTTCGAGGAAATGGAGCAGGTCTGCCTGCTCGCTCGAGCCATCCGCACCTTCGACGCGCCGCACGGCCAGCTGCTCAACTACACCGAGCTGGCCGCGTGGGACGAGGGCGGCCTGAAGGACATTCAGGAGCGCATCAACGCTTACAAGGCGCTCATCGACCCGCGCGAGCCCATCACCACCGAGGAGCAGTTCTGGCAGAAGCTCGGCGAGGTGGCGAAGCGAGGCAACCTCCTCCCTTTACTCGATATCGTTGGGTACGAGCAGCCCAGCTTCATCGTGCGTATGGCACGGGAAGCCTGTCTCTCTCCGACGGCGCCACCCTGGTTGCGATCTGCCGTGACCTCGACGCTGGAACGCTGAAGCTCGGCGAACTCGCGGGCATCATCCGCGGGAGCAACGCGGACCCCGAGTGGACCAAGGCGCTGGAGGCGCTGAAGCATGAGTGAGAAAGACGCCAAGGTCCGGCTCGAGCTAGCTGCCGGCGGCTTCCTCTCGATGCTCCAGGAGATCGAGCGGAAGGCGAAGGAGCTTGGCCAGGAAATCGAGGGGGTCGGGGAGGCCGGCGAGAAGGCGGAGAAGAAGCTCCACCCCGCGCTGGGATCCATCAAGAAGGGCTTCGGGGCGGCGCGGGACTCGATCGCGGACCTCGGCAAGGAGCTGAAGAGCACGCTCGGGCAGGTGGCAACGCTCGGAGGCGCCGTGTCGTTCGGCGCTCTCGTGCACTCCGCGATCGAGCTCAACGACCTGTTCGATGACATCGCCTGGAACGTCAACAAAGTCGCGGGCAACGCCGAGACCGTGGCGTCGGTCCAGCGAGACATCGAGACGGCGGCCGCCGACGCCAAGGTCCCCGTCGAGGAGATGGCGGCGGCCTACGAGAAGGTCTTTAAGAGCACCGGCGACCTGAAGTACACCAAGGCCGCGCTCGAGGTCATCGGGACGACCGCCACGGCGTCGGGCGAGTCGGTCGAGAACCTGGCGAACGTCGCGCAGCTCCTGCAGCGCAAGTTCAAGGTGGCGTCGGCCGACCTGCCCGAGGCGATGGCTCGATTCGTCGAGAAGACGGGCGTTGGCGGCAAGAGCCTGGACGACCTCTCGAACCGCTTCGCGCTCATGGCTGGCGAGGCCTCCGAGGCCGGCATGGCCGGAGCCGACGGCATCTCGCAGCTGCTCGGCATCCTGAACCAGCTCGATTCGGCCGTGGGCGAGAAGGCGGACCCCGCGCTGAAGGCGATGTTTCAGACGCTCAAGAACGGCTCGGGCGCGCTCAAGAACCTCGAGAAGCAGGCCGGCATCAAGTTCGCTGTCGACGACACGGCGTTCCAGAAGATCGAAAAGCTCCTGTCGACGACGCGCGGCCGCAAGGCGGCTGAGCAGGTGTTCGGCGGCGAGGCGCGCGTGGTGTTCGACGAGCTCGCGAGGCCCTTCGACGAAGCCGTGGCGACCGCGAAGGCGGAAGGAAAGAAGGGCAAGGAGCTGCGCGACGCGGGCATCGCGGCGTTCGAGGCGAACCTGGCCGCCGCTGGCAAGTCGGCGATGAGCTACGGCGACATTCAGAAGCGCTTCGCGGAGGCCAAGACGGGGCCGAAGGAGCAGCTGAACGACGCCATCAACCAGCTCAAGGCGAGCTTCACGAAGCCCGAGGTGGTCTCGTCCCTGGAGAAGCTGGCGACCCTGCTCCCCAAGGTCGCCAGCGGCATGGCCAGCCTGCTCGAGTTCGGCGTGAATCACCCTGTGCTCGCGGGCGCGGGGCTACTCGGCGGCAAGGCCCTCGGGGCGGCTGGCAGCTCGATCGGCGGGGACCTGATGGGCGCCGCAGGGAAGGGCCTGGCGGGCGTCGGCAAGAGCATCGGCCGGGACCTCGCTGCGCAGGCGGCGGTGAGCGGAGCGTGGAAGACGGCGGGTGCTAATCTGGGCGTTGCCGCCGGCATCGCTGTCGCCGCCGCAGTCGCTTACGAGCTCGGCAAGGCCGCCATCGATAGCGTGTACGAGGACAAGGCGAAGGACCAAGGGGACCTCGCCATGGCCGGCGCCAACGCTGCCGGCGCGGTCGCCAGCGGCAACCAGGCGCGCATGGCCAAGGAGGCCGACACGCTCCGCGCGCGGATCGCCACTGCCAAGAAGAACCGCGAGGGGATCGGCGGCTTCATGGACGACACGTTCGGCGCCGCAGCGCAGCTCTTCAGCGGCGGGGAGGTGAAGGGGGACGTCCAGGCCAACGTGATCGCCAAGGCCGAGGCCGAGCTCCGCGGCCTCGAGGAGGCGATGGCGAACGGCGCCAAGGGCGGAGACAAGGTCGCGCAGGCGCACGACCGCGCGGCACAGGCCGCCGAACGGCTCGCCAAAGCGATGGACAAGATTCAGGCTCCGAGCGGCGGAGGCGGTGGCAAGAACGGCCTGCCTCCCGCGCCGGGTAACCAGAGCGGCAGCGCGCCACGCTAGGGCCCATGGCTCGCGAGAAGCTCACGACCGCGCTGGAGACGGACGGCGATCCGTGGCTCCTGCTCGGGCCCACTTCGTACCGCGCCGACGGCGAAACGGAGCTGGTGCTCCCGCTGCGCGATGTGGGCGAGGACGGCGGGCTCCGCGTGGTGGAGCGCGCGCGCCCCTGGCAGCCGGGGGCGAAGCTCGACGAGACGGGTGCGATGCCGGACACGTTCTCGCTCGGCTTCGTGTTCCACAACGACGTCTCGGAGCCGGAGGTGGACACGCAGGGCATCCAGCCATGGCCTGACCTGCTCGAGGCGCTGGTCCGGCAATTCAAGACGGGGAAGACGGCGACGCTCAACCTGCCGTGGAAGCGCGGGCTACGCGTCAAGCCGCTCACCTGGCAGCGCCGCGCCGCGCCCGACGACCACCGTGGCGGCGAGACGCTGGCGGTCACGTTCAAGCAGGACAACGAGGACGCGCTGGACCGCGAGGCTTTCGAGGCCGTGGCGGTCCGGGCCAACGTCACACGCGCGGCCGAAGAGGCGGTGTTCTCGCTCGAGCAGGACGGCATGAGCGCGGCCGCGGCGGACAGCCTGCGGAGCGTCTCGGACTTCGGCGGCCTTGGAGACCCGGGCGCCAACATCGTCGAGCTCGCTTCGGGCCTCGCTCGCCTCCTGAATCAGCCGGGGGAGTTCGCCCAGGCGATCGCCGCGCAAGCCCAGCGCCTACGCCGCGCCGGCAAGCTACTGATGAACGCGTTCTCCTCGGCGACTCCAGGGCGCGACCAGATGAACGGACCCGACGGCGCCGGCGCTCGCGCGAAGCTCCTGGCGCTGATGGAGCTGGCCGCGAACGCCGAGGCCGAGGCGCTCACGTCGCTGCCCAAGACCAGGACCTACACGGCGCAGCGCCGCACCACGATCTGGCTCATCGC